ACGTTCTTCGCGCTCACCGCCCACTTCTGGAACGTCGCTCCGGTCGTGACCTTCTCCTCGGCCGCGCCCATCGCTTCGAGCTTGTCGCGCACCGAATCCAGCGTGCCTCTGTAGAACGCAAGCGTCATTTCTTTTTTGCTGAGAGCGTCGACGGACTTGCCGATCGACGCGGCGTATCGCGCGTACGCCGCTTCGCTGCTCACGATGATCCCGAGGTTGTCGAGCACGAGCCGGCTCTGCCTGCCGATCCCGATCATCATGGATTGCAGCGCGAAGGTCGCGTCGATGCCCATGGCTCGGCCGAGCTTCAGGGACGCGCTTGCGAGATCTTCCAGTCCCTTCGCCGTCAGCGGGATTCCGAGGAGGATCCCGGTGTTCGCGAGCCGCATCAGCTCCGCGTTCGTGATGAAGCCCTCGGTCGCCTTGCGGAGGGACGAGAGCATCTCCGCGGAGCTGACACCGAGGGATGCGCTCAAGCGCTCGAATGCGAATTGAACTCGTCGTAGGTTCTCGGCCTCGATGATGAGATCGCCGATCTTCCTAACGAGCAGCCCGATCCCTGCGACGCCGGCGATGATGCCGAACGACGCGAGGAGGCTCGTGAGGTTGGATTTCAGCGCCGAGAACTTCGTGGACGACGCGGCGGCCTTGTCGGCGGCCTCCGTCTGCGCCGTGCCGAATTCCTGCACCTTGACCTTCGAGATCTCGGCGACCTTCGCGAGATCCCCGTACTTCGCCTTCAACTCGTCGAGGATCGCGGCGTGCGTCTTCGCCGCGCCGGATGCGTCCGTGAGCGCGACGCCGAGAAGTCGCGCGGCCTCCTTGGTCCTGCCGCCCATGAGCGCGGTCACGCCAAGGACGGCGTTCCCGAAGCTGACCATCCCGGTCTGCGAGAGCTTGACCGCGGTGTCAACGGCCGCGAGCGCACCAGGGACGGACTTCGTGATTCCGAGGAAGTGCTCGGTCGCCGGGACGAGCTCCGCGCGAACGATGCCGGACTGTTTCTCCAGCGAGGTCGTGAACTGATCGATCAGCGCAACATGCTGCGGGACGTTCCCCCCAAGATTGGCGATCGATGCGGAGATGTTCTTGAACGATGCGGAAACGACTTGCTCCGCTTCGGCCGCCGATGCCTTCAAACGCTCGAGCGGTTCTGGCGCGAAGGCGGACTGGAACGATGCCCGCAGCGCCCTCGCTTCAGCGCCGGCGGCGCGGATCGATTCGGCAGCGGCGGTCGTGGCGGCGGCGACAGGAGTGACGTCCACGGCCGCCGCGGCATTCATCTGAGTTACAAGCTTTTTGGCCTCATCCTCGGCCGCCTTCGCAGAACGAGCGATGTCGTCGAGCTCTTTCTTGGCCCGAGCCTCCCCGCCGCCCTGCTTGAACAGGATCTCGATCAGACCGCGGACGCTGAAGTCGCTCACGACGCCACCCTGCGATCTACGTATCCAAACCCCGGAGGTAGGTGCATCATGTCTTCATCCGGAGCGGCGACCGTCGGCGATTCAAGGCCACCCGGACGAGCGGCGACTACCGCTGCCGCGTACGCCGCGAACGGCCAGCGCATAACCTCGTGAGGCGCGCAACCGTAATCCCTGGCCACCTCCAATATCTTGCGTTCGACCTCCGCCGCAGAGGCAATCGATCTAGACTTCTCCGAGATCTCGAACGCCCCCACTATGACCTCCATGGCGGAGAGTTCTACGGCCAGTCTCGCAAGTTCCCTCACCGGCCATTCCGCACGGTCATCCTCGGACTCGACTAGGCACTCCAAGACTGAAAGGCACCGGGCATCGGAAAGGAAAACCGGCAACACTTCCAGCACCTTGGATCTAATAGAGAACGGAGGATCGGCGTCTTTCCAGGCATCCCAACACCGGACGATCTCCTCCTGGAACAGAGACTCGACCAAGCATACGGCCTCTACCGTTGCGCCTCGAACGAGAAAGCGGCGTCCGCCGACGAACAGCGCACGCCGCCTCTCGATGAGATTCGACAAGGCGACGACTCCGCCTTAGAAGTCTTCGATTCTGGCGAATTGCTCGTTATTCGCGGTGATCGAGTCGTCGTACAACGCCGTGAAGGTGACATCGAACATGACGGGCTCGGCCTTCGCCATCTTGACGTCGCCGAGGGTCGATACGATCAGCTTCCAGAAGCGCCACCGCCGCTTGAAGTTCGTGCCCAACCCCGTCCCAGCGATCTGACCCTCTGCTTTCAGAACGTGGTATTGCTCGGTTGGTGCTCCGACGTACACGCCGAAGTTGGGTGTGGTCCCGAACCGCTTTGAAGCCGCCTGGCGCAACATCGCCAGCAGAGCCGGATCGATCGTAGACTCCAGGAGTTGTATCTTGACGGTGTACGTCGCATCGACCGGGACCTTCTTGATGACGCCGAATGCCTGCTCCGACTTGATCTCGACGTCCGTAAAATTCGGAGTGAACGCTGGTGGCGCCATCGTATGCCCGAGGTCGACATAAGCTGGCGATCCAGCCGCCGGGTTCGAGATCCAAGGGGCCAGCGAGACAATCGCCGGCCCCATCAGGATGTTTGCACTGTTTGTAGCCATTCCTTACTCCTTCTCCGGCGTATCGCCGGTATCCTGGTAGGCCGGCACATTGCCGGACAACACGAATCCTCCATGCGCATCTGCTGTTCCGTCCAGTACCTCCACCCTGTCCCCGGTGACGGAATCGTACACAGAACCGAATCCATCGCGAAGCATCCTCCACAAGATTTCCAAGTTGATGGACTCGGCTGGGACCTCGCTTCCTTTTCTGAGGTAGATGTCACCTCCGCCTCGCGCGTCGATCAACGTGTTGGCGTTGTCGGGCCAGTTCGCACCGTCAAGTCGAAACACTAAGCTGCTCATGGCAGCGTCGTGTAGCGGAAAACGATCTCCGCGGTCTCTCCGTCGATGTAAATGGTTCCGTCGTTCTGGATATACTGCCGCTCGTTCAGAGTTGCGACCAGTCGGGTGGAGTTGTTAGCCGGCACCGAGATCACCCTGTCGGCGTAAGCCAACCCGTCCGGTCCTGGAGCAGACCGAATAGTGAAGTTCCTGGCTAACGTCGCATGGACGTTTCGCGCTTGCAAGATGTATCCACGCTTGTTCGGCTCGAAGTAGTTTCCGTTGGTTATGTCGGCTGCTGTGTAAGCGGTATTTGCTTGCACCCCAGCCCTGGTAACCGGTACTGCCGCAATGGGGGTTCTCGGCATCTCGTCCCTCCCCTAGACCCTATAAACCTTGGCCGTAATGAGAGTGTTGTCGATCTCGACGTAGACCATCCCGTCCGGTTGCTTGAACGCATTCTTCGGGAACGAAAAGAAATAGAGGGCTCCGGAGTTGAGGGCCACCACAGGATCGGTAATGAGAAGTCCGTCCGGACCTGGAATGGTTTTCAGAGTCACGTTTCGTGACACCGTGTCGGCGTTGCGAAGCCACAGCATCATGTCGTCGCCGTACGGAAACTGAAAGCCGTTGCCTGCCCCGGTCGTGCTGGTGGATCCGGCCGCGTACAGATCCAGCCCGGTAGACGGGACCGTGATCGGATCTAGCAGTGTTCGTGGCATGCGATCCCCTTCACTACGCGATGTCGCGGATGCATTGCACCTGGATCGACGCGTCCTCGATGTTGATGAACATGAAGCCGGCGTCCGAACCGCTCAAGAAGTTGTAGTCCACGGGCGAGAACGGCCCGAAGACACGCATGGCCAGCGCCGGCACCTCCACAACCCGATCGTCTGTCTTGAAGCCGTCGATGGTGTGCTGGATCAGAAACGTCACGTCATAGGCGATTGTCGCGTGAACGTTTCGGACCAGGATAAGCGTTTTGCCATCGTTTTTGAACTTGAACCCGTCGCCTACCGTGCTGGCAAAGTCTTCGCCGGATCCGACCGCAACCCCCTCCCTGCTCGATTCCTCTACAACAACTTCTAGCCGCGCCATGTTCCCTTCCTCCTGCCCCTCGCGGGGCCGTTAGGTCACTTCCCCACGAGCTTCACCGAGAAAGTATAGCTTGGCGTCGTGCCGCCGATCTCCCATCGCGCCCGCACGTAGTCGGTCGCGAGGTGCTTGTAGGTCGCCTGACACTTCTGATTCGTGGTCGTGATCGCGTTCACGATGAAAACGCGCGGCGTCGTGAAGGCCGTCCCGTTCGGATCTCCGGTCGTGATGATCTCGACGCCGAAGTCCGCGAGCAGCGCGTAGGCCGTGGTGGCGCCGTCGTCCGACCCTTCGATGTAGACCGAGAGCGTCGGCGTGGTGCCGCTGTTCGCCGTGACGTTCACGAACACCGTCGCCATGGAGGCGTTCGGCACGGCCTGCCATCCCCCGCTGCCGCTCGCGGTCTGCGCTCCGAGCGGGAGGAGTTCGAGTCGCACTGCTGGCATCTTGTTGCCCTCCTACAGGGGCGAGTACTCCAGGTACGAGCCGGCGCGGACCACTGTCGAGGTAATTCCGCCAGCAGCCTGCGCCCACTGAAGCGAGAAGTTCCCGGCGTTGGCGCCGTTGTGAATGATCCCTTCGAGTTGGAACCAGCCTCCGTTCGTGCCGGTGCTCAGGAGGTTGACATCCGAAGCCGAGAAGGCGGTCTCAACTGCGATCCCGGTATAGGACGTTGCGCTGGGGACCAGGTGTCGGCGCTTGATCCGCACGAGCGTTGGCGACGCCGGCCCCGCGTGGCGGTACTTGAAGTCCTCCGACGCGCCCGTGTCGAAGAACACCTCCAAGCGGAAGCGGTACTTCGTGTTGGCCGCCATCGCGAAGAGGAGCGCGGCGTCGTCGTTCAGCGTCGCGTCCTCTGTGATGCTCTCGTCCGCAGTTTTCGTGATCGTGATCCACCCAGACGTCCACGCCGGGTTCGCGCCGGCGCCGTTGGTCGTAAGCACATTCCCGGCCGTCCCGGCGGCCAGCCGCGCCCAATCAGTTCCGTTGTAGTACATGACGTCGCCCTGGGCGTCTGACCCGAGCGCGATGTCAGTCCCGTCAACCGAGTTGTCCGCCACGATCGGCGCCGCGGCTGTGCCGGCCAGGTCGCCGGCGAGCTGCACGACGCCCTTGTTCGATGCGTCGGCGTCGCCGATGGCGATGGTAAGGGAATCCGCCGTCGCGTCGCCGGTCACTGTCACCGGGGCGGTGCCGGTCACGATCAGCGTGTCGGTGGGGGAGTCGGCGACGGGATCCGTTCCGGAAGAGGCGTCCATGGTCTCGAAGGAATTTCCGCCAGTGCCTCCTGGGATCGTGCAATCCGTGGTAGTGGTCCCTGCGTTGTCGGCACACGTCACGCCCGCGCCAGTGAAGTTGACACGTATCCGCTGCGTCAAGGCGCTGGTCTCATCCTGAACGGTCTGGTACGCCTGCATCGTGCCACACGAAAGAGCGTTCGTGGCGACGTTGTAGTTCAGGACTCCGTTGCTGGAAATCTGGCAACTGGGAATGGCCTTCTTATCCCAGGTGGTCCCGTTCCCAACGAGTACATTGTCGTCCGTAGGCACGGTCTGGCCCGTCCCGCCCGCCCCGGGCGGGAGGGTGCTGCCGACCTCGGTCTCCAGGTTCACACATCCGACCCCGTCGCATACGAGATCGAGCGCGGCTCCTCCCTCGGCATCGCCCAGCGCGTAGTCTCCTGTGGTGTCCGTTCCGAGTGCGACCGAATTCGCATTGACGTTGGCCGTGATGACGTTCGAGGTGTTGATGAAGTCGATGTCGGCGGTGGACGCGAAATCTGGATCGACGACGGCCACGGTGTCCACCGTGATGCTGTCCCCGCCCCCGCCGGGGCACGTGCCCCAGGCCGGATCTCCTCCCCCGCCCCCGCTAAGGAGGCACTTGGAGGACGTGGCGTCGTCCGTCAGATTCGCCAGCGGGAGGCTCCCGCTGATCTCTGCGCCGAGATCCACGCAAGCCGAGCAGGCCAGGCCGACAGCCGGCCCGCCCTCTCCCGTACTGTCCGCGTAGTTGCCGGACGTCTCTGCACCGAGAGCCACGCAGTCCGAGCAGGCCAGGCCAGTGCCAGGACAGGACACTTGCACTCCGTCGCAGCGGTAAAGACATCCGTCGTCGGGATCGATGAAGAGCGAGTTCCCCGCCCCCGTGCCGGCGCACGCCGGGATCGATGACCAGGAGTATCGCGTCTCGGCGCACTTCTGCGTCCCGTCGCACGGGGCGCCGAGCACCACGATCGTTGTGCCGAGCACGATCGACGCGGCCAGTGCCAAGAGCACGAACCGACGGTACCGCCGCCTGCTCACGGCTTCTCCTGCCAGTGCTCTTGGTGCCACGTGCCGTTGGCCCTGGTCTCGTCGTGGTAGATCCCGGTCTTCACGTCCACCCCCGTCCTGTTCCCGTATCCGTCGAGCAGGTCTCGCGTCATCACGACCAGGTCCACCTGCGTCGGCGCCGGGTAGCCGGCGTCGTCCGTGACGACCAGCACGATCGCCGGCCTGCACTCGCCGACCTCGTCCCCGCTGTCGAGCACGTAGTGCACCTGCTTCCCGATGTACACGCGGTCGCCCGCGCTGTCGGCGGCTTGAGCGAATCCTGACATCTACTTGTTCACTTCCACTTCGATGATGCCCTTCTCCTCGCCGAGCGGCTCCAGCCAGCCGACGACCTTGCCCTTCCACTCCTCGCACCACGCAGAGATCGGCGCGGCTTTCTCGCCCAGCGAATCCGAGATCTCCTTCACCCTGTCCAGCTTGTCGCGCAGATCGAGAAGATCGGCGCGCGGAACCGAAACGCTATCCATCGTGGCCTCCCGTGACGCCGGTCGTTTCCACCCTGATCGGCCGGATGCCGGCGATTCTCCGGCTCGACGCTAGGAACCATTGGCGCATGACCTCGATCCACGCGGACCTGAGCGCCGGGTCCGACCGGCAGATGTCGGCCCGTATCCTGGCGACCTCGATCATGCTCGCGGCGCCGCCAGGTTGCAGAAAGGCGATGACCCATTCTCCAATCTCTCGGATGTTGAGATCGGCCAGCTTCACGTCTTCGCTCATGGCGCGAGCGAGTCCGGCGCGATCCATTGCGTCAGTTCCAGAGTCATCATCACCTCCCCGTAGTCGTCGCCAGATCCAAGCCCGGCGGACGTTTCCTGGTTCACGATCCTGGCAAGCTGCACGGTCTGCTGCATGTGCTCGTTCTGCATCACGGCCTTCACGAGATCGTCCTCGAGATCGGCGAGCCGAGACGCGACGTCGCTGCTCATCCGGTCCGACGACCCCTCGCGGACGAATCCGAACACACGCATCGTCCAGATCCGTTCGTACAGCGTGGCGTTCTTGTCTCCGTAAACCCCGGACCCGACATCGACCATGCAGACGTAAGGCGTCTGGACCGCGTTCTCCGCGTCCGGGAGTATCAGGACGGGGTAGACCCTACCTCCGAGGTTGGAGGCGTATCCCGCCCCCGGCCCTGTGATGCCGAGGAGGACCGATCGAAGCGCGTTGAAGACGAGACGCTTTCTCAATCCCTCGCTCGTTTCTGGCTCGAACGTGTCGGACACGTCGTCCACGAGGAAGAAGCCGCTGCCGTTGATCGGACCCCAATCCTGCGGAACGTCGAACTGGACGCTGACGGAGTTGGCCTGCGGAATGAACGCGGCTGTCTGCTGGTAGCTCCATCCAGGCTGAAGTTCCGCCTTGGAGCGGATAAAGACAAGAGACGTGAACGAGTGCCGTCCGTACGTGTCGATCTCGCATCGCAATCTCGTCCGGTTGCCGGCGCCGTCCGGATTGACCCAGAAGAAGATCTGCATCGGGACGCCAGGAGTGGCCGCGATGGCACGCTGGTAGGTGCGAGAGTTCTGGACGAGCGGCTCGCCCGCCCCGAACTGGCTGAACAGCGCGTAGAGGTAGAGGCACTTGGCTCCTCCGTGCGGCACGAGGTCGTCGCGGACCGCGGATTCTCCGACGAGCGTCCACGGCGCCGGGAGGTCGGACTCGAAGCCAGGATTCCCGACCACACCTCATCCCCCGAGCTGCGCCGTCGTCGGCGGCTTTCCGGTGACCATGAGGATGCTGAGAGCGCGACCCAACCTCGCGTCAAGATCCGGGATCCCCTCTTGCAAGGCATCGCGCAAGAACCGCCGTGCCCGCATGTTCATCATCCGTTCGTGGGGCCGGACTGTCGCGAACCTCTTCCCCGCCTTCCGAGAATGGGCGCGAACTTGAACCGCGCCTTGAAACCCGAGCTCGTGCGCCGCGATGTAATCGAGATGCGAGCCGAACATCCCGACGACTTTCCCGCCGGTCAGAGGCATGGTGCGGCCAACGATGGAACGCCGGCCCATTCCAGTGCGGACGTTGAGGTACCTCGGAGCCCCTAGCGTGAGCTTGTTTGCTTGCACGTTCGTCACGATCTCGTCCACCGAAAGGCGAACCGCAGTCTCGACAGCCGTCGCCAACTCTTGTTTGCCGAGCGCGGCGAGCCTCTCCAGCAACGGAAGTTGAATCCGGACCTCTATGCCCGTACCTTCGCTCACAGCGTGTCCGCCCTCAGCTCATCCAGAACTTCCCTGGACTGCGGAGTCAATTCCTTCTCGAACGTGACCGACCCTGCTCCGGTTCCGATCGTCGCCTTTCCCAGCCACCCAGGAGATTGAAAGATCAGCCAAGCGACCTCCGTCGCGAGATGCTTGACGCGCGATGGAACGGATGCCGTCGCGTATCCAGCGGTGTAGATGACCTCGATGTTGCTGATGTCGCGAGACCAGCCGCCACGCCTGGTCAGTGCGGCTCTGTGGTCCGTGTTCGCGTTCTCGACGATGACGTCCACATTGGCGTTGTATCCCTGCGCGTGAGTCAAGGTGATGCCGTCTTCCTTGACGGAGAACGCGCCGCCGCCCGTTCCTGGATAGATCAGCGGCCGATGGGACGCTTCGAGCAAGAGCATCTCGAACTGCGGAGACCCGAAGGCGTCGAAGCCGCTGAAGTACCGCGTGAAGACCGTTTCCTCGATCACCCGACGCGCGGCGGCCTTGACCCATTCCGACGCGATCCCCGCGCACCGAGTCAGCTCTGTGTCTCGGCTGGAATCGAGCGCTGGATTCGCCCAGGACTTGATCGTTGCGGCATCGGTAAGGGCCACGGCTTACTCCCTCCACCTGCTTTTCCTCGTGGAGGCGGACGGACGCATCATCTTGTCCGTCTCCGGGCCGAAGACGGCCTTCTCTCCTGTCGCCTCGTCGGCTTCGCGCTCCGGCCCGGGGTCCTCGACCTCTTCCGCCAGGACGGTCGCCGTCACGGGCTGAACCGCTTCGGCGACTCCGCACCTGATCCAGTCCAGCGCCGTGCTTTCGGACACGTCGGCATCCTCCCCTGGCTTGAACGGGAAGTTTGCGTCCACCTGGCCTCCGATGATCCTGACCTTCATGTGTTTTCTCCGGTGCGCCCGGGCCTGGACACAACTTCCCAGGCCCGAGCGGCTGAAGTGCGGTGCTACTAGACCGTGGTTAGATTCGTGTGCCGGGTGAACGCTGCCGGCACTCCGATCGCGATCCCGGTCCGCTTCACGAGCCTCATGTCGAGCAGGTAGTTGTTCCAGCCGGGAGCGTTGCTGACCTCCCAGGACATCCCCTGCCGGTCGCCGAACACGACGCCGGTGGGCACGCCGAAGTAGAGAAACGTCCCGGTAGCTCCCGCCGTGCCGATGGACCTGTCGATCCGGATCGTGGAGATGTCCTCGAACGGGAAGCCGAGGAGAGTCTGCGCGATCGCTCCGGGGACGTTGTTGAACTGGAACACCGGCATGAGCTGGGAGTCCTTGAGGCCGACCACCTTCGCCTTCGTCTCCGGCGCGCCGTACCAGCGCGCGCCGATCCGCGAGGACCGCTGCCGGGCCTTGTAGACCATGGAGACGATGATGTCGTAGGTGATCGCGGTCCCGTTCGCACCGCCGGCGATCTCGTTGACGCCCGCGTCCGTCGCGAGCCCCGTGAAGTTGGAGCCGGTACCGTCGCCTTCCAGGCACTGCTTGTCCTCGAGCTGACCGATGGCCTCCGCGATCCTGGTCTGGATGTAGCCCATCAGGCCGACGACCGAATCCTGAAGGCTCTCGATCGACGCCTGCGCGCGGCCCGCGAACTTCTTCGCCGTCAGCGTCGCGACGGAGAACGGAGTGCCGCCGACGGAGTCGCCGATCGCCGCGTTCTCGCCGACGATCGCGGCCGAGATGCCGCCGCTTCCCTTCGGGAGGTCCAGCGTCTTGGAATCCATCGGGATCTTCGTGACCAGCGGCCGCATGACCGAGTTGTCCTCGATCAGGCGGAGGATCTCAGCCGCGACGGGATCGGGAACCAGGTAGCCGCCGAGGGCGTCCGTGCCCTCGATGAGAACCGCCTTCTGCTCCGCGCCGCCGAGCGCCTCCGTGAGTCGATTCAGTTTCTTCTCGTCCTGATCGCGAGTCTGTCCGAACCTGCCGGGCAGCTGTAGCCTGGTCGCGTACTTGAACCACAGCTCGCACCCGCCTTTGAACACCGGCTCGGCGAACCGGCCCTTGTCCCTGGTCGGAGACATGGTGCCTTCCATGAGCCGGATCACCTGCCGGTCCTCGTCGGCGACCGCCGCCAGGATCACGTCCGTCGTGTCCACGATGGACAGCCGTCCCGTCGCGGCCTGCCGCTTCTCCATCCGCGCGACCTTGTCGGCGATGATCTGCACGGTCTCGTCGTGCTTCTTGTTGAAACGCTCCTCGACCTTGGAGACCAGCGTCTCGACCCCGTCCACCTTCGACTTCAGCCCGTCCACCGCGTCCTTGTTGGTCTTCGTCGCGGTCTCGACGAACTGAGCGATGTTGTTGATCCCTTCCAAGATCGCGTCCTCCCGGTCCTCCGGGAGCCCGGTGATATCGTGTTCGCCTTTCTTGCTCATCTCTTTCTCACCTCGTCCGCCGCGCGCCAGACGCGCGCCGACAGATTGGAATTGCGGATTCTCGCCTGCGCGTCGAGAATCGCGTCACACACCTCGTCTTCGTGTGACCGGCGGACGGTCGTCCCTAGGGACGCGGACCCTTGGTCCGGTTCGCCAGCGTTGGCCTTCTCGGTCGCGCGCAAGAGCGAGTCGATCTCGGCCGCGGACCTGATCTCGAACAGCGGTAGTATCGATCGTCCTCCGCGAACGCCGGACCGCATAACGGCCGAGGGGTTCGCGGGAATCGCGACGAGGCTGTACTCCAAGAGCTCCTGCTTGTGGAAGTGGATCCCGCCAACGTACAGAGGCTCGTCGTCGGGAACTTCCCGCTCTTTCCGCTTCTTCGCGACGATCGCGGCGCACTTCTCGCACCCGCGCTTCTTGCCGTCCATCGCGAATTCGGCCTTGCGGGTCTTGAAGCCGACGGACCAGGCCCGCGCCAGCTTGGAGCGGACCAGCTCGAACGCCGCCTGGCCGAGTTCGTGATCCCCGAACTCGGTCGTGGCGTAGAGTCCCTCCCTCGTCTTCTCGACCTCGCGGGCGCTGCCGATGATCGAGAAAACGGAGTAGCGGTGGTCCGCGAGCACGACGGGATTGGCGAGATAGTCCGTCACGTCCCAGCCCTCGGCCTCAATGATGTCTCCCATCCGGTCAATCGTGGAGTCCGAGATCAAGTGCGTCGCGCGTCGGTTCTTGATGTCCAGGTGCTTCATCTCGGGCAGGAACGCCCGCCACACATGCGCGCCCTCGCTCGCGTCCTCCGCGGACGAGCCCGGATCCGGCGGTTGTCGTTCGGAGGCGGCCGACTGCGCCGCCCGCATGGCCTCGAAGTACCCGTCGCACGAGGAGTCCTCCACGCCGGCCTGCTTCGCGGTGTCGCACGACACCATCGCCATGCCCATCGGCATGTTGTCCGTGAGCGTCTTGAAGGATCCGGCCTTGCAATCCTCGGGCGGGAACTGGCGGAACCGGTAGCCGGCCTCGTTCTCGTCCGACTTGTCGTGCTTCATCTCGTGGCCGGCGAGCCACTTCTTGCAGGCGTCCACCGTCCAGCCCTTGCCGCCGTTGACGCCGGAGGGTGACTTCTCCTTGCTGAAGATAACCGTCTGAATCTTGCTTGCCATGAGATTCCCCTCCGCGTCAGGCGAGCAGTTTCTCCGACAGCGAGGCGTCCGTTTGCGGCACCGGCTTGTTCGTGCCGCCGTATGCGATCAGGATCACGCCGTCGATCACGGAGTCCTGCACGGACCTGGCCACCGTGCAGCGGAGCCACGCCTTGCTGATGTTCGTGACCTCGATGTACGAGATCTCGTCCGCCGCGCTGTCCGGGATCGGCAGGGACGCGAGGGTGACGTAGTTCGCGTCCACGTCGTCGTCGGAATGCTGCACCGCGAACACCGCTTCCGCGCCGGCCGTCATGGCGCCCATCGACAGCACCGCGATGGCCTTCGAGACGTCCACCATCTGGATCCCGGCCCCCTTCTTGAGCGTCTGGCCGGCCGCTTCCGACTTGATCGCGCGGTAGATCTTTGCGTTTTCGGAGATTGTCATGGCTACGCCGTCCCTTCCGCGGGCGTGAAGTGCATCTCTCCACCGGCGGCGACGGTTGAGTCCTGCGCCGTCGGCCGGAAGTCGGCCTTGTACAGGAGGGCCACGATGCCGTCGAGCACGGAGCCCGTCGTCGTGCCGGCACGGACGAACAAGCACTTGAGGTAACGCTTCTGAGGATTCACGATGTCCACGAAGGCGAGCTTGTTGTCGTCGGTGAGCGCGATCGCAACGGACGATCCCACGAGATCGTCGTACGTATCGGCCGCGCCGTCGTCGTCGGACTGCTGCACCTTGATCGTCGGCGTCCCGTCCGTGACCGTCCCCAAGGCGACGACGAACATGCAGCCCTTGAAGCCCTTGGTGTCCACACCGGCGGTCGGCGTGATTGTACCGGCACCGGCCGCCGCGGCGATCGCGTGCCGCACCATCTTCACAGAAGTGGAAAGGTTGTTGATCTGTCCCGACATCTCTACCTCCCTGGCCGGATCACCGGCACCGCGATACAGCGGCAGTTGATGACCTCCGCCGGGTCCTCGGCGGTCGAGTCGAGCGGATACAAAAGCCCGTTGCTGAAGCGTTCCCCCACCTTCCGGATCTCGCCGTCCACCCCCGTCTTCGGGGCGTGCGTCTCGCGCACGACGGGATCCCTGGCGGAGACCCACTGGTGCTGCCTGATCCCGTTGGCCTGCATGGCCTGGAAGCGCGTCTTCGTGAACGCCCACGCCGTCTCGGTCCTGGCGATCGTGGCGGCCCTGGCGAGCGAGTCCCGCATGACCTCGTCCACGCGCTTCGTCAACTCCGCGAGGTTCTCCCCGTGCAGCATCCCCTCGCGAATCGTCTCAGAAACCTCCCGGGCCACCGTGAGATCGACCCCCACGATCCGCTGCCCCGCCTGCGCGACCATCGCGATCACCTCGGGCGACGACGTCGGCAGCGGCAAGGCCATGCCGAGCTCGGCCACGAGGGAATCGGCGCCGCGCTTGATCGCGCTGCGGTAGATCGGCTCGGTGGCGCTCACGAGCCGCCGCTGCGCCGCGTCGAGGTCGAACAGGTAGTACTCGACCTCCTTCGCGGCTCCGACGCCGTGCCGGATCCTCCACCCGCGCATGCCGCTAAGATTCGAGACGATCTCCTGCTTGATCTCGTGGAAGTGCCGGCGCGTGACGCGCTGAAACTGAATCTCATGAGCAGCGATCTGCGCCCGGGTGGCCCGCCAGAGCGCGTCCTTGCGCTTGTCCGACGTCAGCACGACCGGGAGCAGCGTTCGCCGGCGCGCGCCGGCCGACTCCCCTTCCTCCGGACCCCCATCTTCTGGCCGTGCACCGTCGTCGGTCTCCTCGATCCCCGCCGGACTCGCGAGCATGGCCTCGACCGGGATCACCCCCACCGGCAGGAAGCCCTGGTCGGCCCCGGGGATCTTCTTGGGATCCAGCCCGAGATCCATGCGATCGTTGATCTGCTCCAGCGGCACGCCCATGGCCCAGAGCTCCCGCGCCGTGGCAACCATCGTCTTGAAGTCTTCCAGCATGGCCTTCACGACTTCCCACTTCGCGTACAACTCGAAGTCGGCCATCCCGATCTTGGGCAGGAAATCCTTGTTCAACGTCCATTGGATCGACGTGATGAAGCGCGTGATCGTCCCCTGCCAGTAGACCTCCTTCTGCTCCCTGGCATTCGCGTAATTCGCCTTGTCCAGGACGCCGGCGATGAACGGCGGGACGCCCATCATCCCCAGGATCTCCTCCCGGCTGTATTCGCGCAGTGCGCGGAAGTCCATGTCTCGCTGGGAAACCCCGAGATCTACCCAGTCCCAGCCGGCCGGCAGGATCCCGACCGTGCGCTTGCTGCCGTGCTTCTGGTTCCAGAGGCGGAGGTACTCCTCCCTCTCGTCCTTGGTCATCCCAACGCCCGTCGTAGGCTTGAGCAAGCCAGCCGGGATGCCGTTCTGGTCGGACATGAAGCGCCGGTTCCACTCCGCCGCCGCGCGGTCCCCTGAGGCTTCGATCAGGATCGACAAGACCTTGGAGAGCCCGCGGATCGGATCGTACGGGTTGTACCGCTTGAAGAGGGTGAGGCCGGTGATCTGGAGCGGTAGTCCAACGCCCTTGACGTCGAGCGTCCATTCGATCGAACCGTTGACAAGCTTGTACTTCACGCGCCGCGGATCGAGGATCTCGATCGTTCCAGACCGCGAGGCAAGGCGCTGATTCTCCGGCGCAGTCGGCGTCTCTGGAACGAGCAAGTCCGGGTAGTACCAGAAGGCCTCCCCGAAGAGGAGATAACTGACGTAGGTCCCGATCCACAACTGGAGTCCATGCATGTACTCGTTTGGCTCGGCGAAGACATCGAACAGCGCATGACTCTCGACCGGCTTCTTGGACTTGCCCTTCGGGAAGAGCTCCCACGGTACGCCGGCCGAGTCCTCAGCGATGGTGGAGATCGCCACGGCGATCGGCGACGATTCCGCATAGGCCGACGACAGAGTGACTTCGCCGCGATCCAGCGAGGCGTCGCCACCGCGGAGCCACAGAAGGGTCTCGGGCCACGCAGTCACGCCGGCGCCGTGCAGGAAGGTAACCCCGAACAGCTTCCGGACGGCCGGAAGAGCGGCGCTCAGAAGCGCGAGACTATGATCCCTGACGTCGTGCAAGATCCTTCTCCGCATCCCTCAGCGCGATCCCCGTCGTGATCGCTAGGCCGAAGATCATCAAGCCAAGCACGACCCATCCCGCCGGCTTCGACCATTGGAACACGCCGTAGGTCACGGCACCTCCGGCGCCGAGCGTCATGGCGGTCACGATCCACTGGCCCAACGCTACGCGGGTCATGGCGCAACCACCTCAAAGACGAGGTCGAACGTTCCGTCCGGCAGGAGCGTCAGGCGCTTCTCCCTGACCACGAACACCGGATCACAAGTGCATTCCGTTGCGGCGACGCGTAGTTGACATCCTGCGTCGTGCCGAACACCGATCTTGCGTAGCGAGGCCTTGTCGATGACGCCGTTGCGAAGAGCCAGCAACATCCTCCGCTCGGTTTCTCCTCCGATGCGTGTCATTTCCTCCCCCTTGCTACTCCGATCGGAGGAGGAAAGGCCTGGGGTCCGCCACTGCTGAGATCAGGCTTGACGTAGCCGATGACGCTTTCGGCCAAAACCTTCACGCGTCGCTCGTCGAGCCAAGTCCCAGAAACCGGAGCGCCGTCTTTACACTCCTCTGGCGTGACCAGCACTTGCTCGCATCCGTACAGATATTCGCACCGCCCGGTAACGATGCCAGTGATGCCGGAGATCTCGTCCCGCACTCGGTCCCCTGGCCGGATCATAGATCCGCCGCGCAGCCCATAAGGGCGCTCGCAATCGACCGAGCCTCGGAACGGCTGAGCGGAAGCACAGACACCGATCCGTTCTCCCACGTCGTCGCCAGATGCACCTCTCTCTCGGCCTTCTCCGAGGAGACCTCCACGATCGAAACCCCATCGCCCTCAATCTGAAACTGTGCCTTCATGGCTGTTTCTCCTGTTTCGGAATGTAAGTGGTACTTGGGAAGGTAGTAGCGGAACGAGGACTTCCGAACTATCTGCGGCCGGCGAAGAGCCCGACGAGAAACCAGTAACCAAACCAAAACACGGGAGCAAGAACGACCGACGCAATCGCAGCGGCGAGCCAGACCTGGATGAGAAGCCCCGTCAGCGTCCAGAACTTGATCTTTGCTCCAGTGATTACGACGTCCACATTACATCCAGCCAGAACCGGCGAGATCGACAACTCGGTGATCAAGAACCCAGAGCCCAATCGCCAGCGCCATGACACAGTCGTCGTGGTCTCCCGCAGCGGCTCCGTACTGGTAGTTCCCACTCGGCATCCGCTTGTAGCGGTACATCTTCAGCTCTTGTTCGAGCGGCGGAAGATCCGCGTACCTGAAGGCCCGTCCATCCTTCCGAGCCAATTCGCCCGCGAGATGCATCACCGCCTCTTGTTTCGACGGTCCGGTGGTGGTGAACGGATAGGCTGGCGTTCCGCGCCGCTGTAAGTCTTGAAACAAAGCAATCCCGGGGCCGTTGTCCTCAATCGCCAGCGGTGCGCGACTCCAACTGTCTGACAAAGCAGCAAGGCGATCTGCGCTCTGCGGATATGGGACGCCACGCCATCGCGCCATCCCCACAACCCCGCGGAGTAGACGCGAGATGATCACGGCAACGAGATAATCCTGCTGCTGCGCAACATCGACTCCAACAAGATACGAATCGCCGGCCGCAGGACCAACGATCGCGGGGAGTCCCGGGCCTGGGAGAGATTGAAATACCGCCGCCTCATCCTCCGTCCACTCGGCCTCATACAGACGCCGGAACTCGTACTCTGGCAGCCTCGCGCGCTCCTGATCCACGAACCGAGCGTACTCCGATGCGCCCGACGAATCGGTGCGCATGAGCGCCTCGTATTTGTCCCTCCAAGTCCAACGGTGGAACGAGTAGACGCCATACCACTCGCTCGATGGATCGGCGCCTTGCTCCCCAAGGCTGCACAGCCTGCGGAATGGGCTCGCGCTCGATCCCGGGTTTCCGATGTACCGGAGGGGCCCCAGCGTTCCAGAGCGGCGGGAGGAAATCGCCGAATCGGCCTCAATCGTTAGCAAGCCGGCCTCATCGACCACCCCGCCCGCAATGGGCGAGCCCATCAGGTTCTGTGGATTGTCCCATGTCCGAAACTCGATCTGCGCACCACGAATCAGACGAACGCTCGGTGGCGATGTGTGTCGCTCGGAGACGAGAAGGCCGCCAGCGCGGGCAAACCCACGGACATAGTTGAATCCAATCTCGGCCTGCTTGTAAGTGGGCGCGACCCACCACCAAGGATGCGGTCGAGGATGCTCCACAGCAGACGCAACCAGCCACGCTGCGAGCGCATAGCTCTTGCCGACTTGTGTAGCACTGAGCGTGACGACGTCGCGCGCCCGGTCGGCAACTAGGCGTTCTTGCATTGGATATAAATCGGGCAGATAGAGGTCGGCGATCATGATGATTGAAGCTCTGATGTCGTAGGTTCCGGTGCAACCTCGCGGCCGTCTGCAAACCGCAACCGAAACGACGTGATCTGCACTGGCATCGTGATCGGGATCTCACTTGGTGCATCGAGGCCGAGAAGTCTCGCCCGCCGTTCTCCGATTCGGATCAGTGTGTCTGCCACCCTTGGGGAAGACCGCCCGGGCCAAAGCGCAACAGTCATAGAATCTAGACGAGCAAGCTCAATCGCGCGTAGCTGCTCGACATCCTCCCGTAGCTTCTTGTTGTTCTCCTCGAGGGTCCGGCGCACAAACTCGTGTGCGGACTGCAAACGAATGTTCAGCTTCTCTGCAATCTCGCGGTAGGTAGCCCCACCGAGACGGAGCTTCATCGCATCCAAGCGTCTCTGTTGGTAGTAAACCTTGCGCGGCGTGGCTATCGTCGGCACTCGCGAGGCTCCATCCATGTAGCGCTCCCGTGGGACTATCCCGAGTGAAAGTCCTAGGGGCCCGCTGTCGAAAGTACTACTACGACTTGTGGCAGCGCGTCAAGATGGCTCGTTCCCCCGCCAGCCCTGAGCCTTCTCGCCCGTGAAGTCTTGCCAGCGCTGGACGATCACATCGCAGTAGGCTGGATCGATCTCCATCAGGAACGCTCGCCGGCCCATGCGCTCGGCGGCGATCAGGGTGGAGCCGCTACCGCCGAAGAGGTCTAGGACGTGTTCGCCGCGGCGGGACGAGTACTGCATTGCCCGCTCGGCGAGCTCCACAGGCTTCTCCGTGAGGTGGATCATCGACGGAGGAGACACCTTCTTCACCGACCAGACGTCCGTAGCGTTTGTGATGTCGGGATTGAAGTAGTGGGCCGCTCCTTCCCGCCAGCCGTAGAAGCACCACTCGTGGTTCCCCATGAAGTCCTTGCTGGTGAGCACGGGCCATTCCTTCACCCAGATCACCGCCAGGGAGAAGTACAGGCCTGCGTTCTCCAGCGCCCCCGGGTAGTTCTTGATGTTCGAGTACCCACCCCAGATGTAGAACGATCGCCCAGGCTCGAGCATCGCTGCGAGGTTCCCCAACCACGACTTGAGCATCGCGGCGAACGCCTCGTCGGAGACAAAGTCGTTCTCCAACACACGGTCACGGGCCCGCATCTTCCCCGTAGGCTTGCTCTTCCCGGGATGCCGAGCGAGGTCGAGCCCCTGGTGGTGCATCCGGTCGAGCTGCTCGCGGGGGACGTTGCCCTTCTTGGAGCCGCGCCCACCCGCCGCGAGATTGGCGGCGATCGCATTGTTCGACCTCGGCTCGACTCGGACGTTGTACGGCGGATCGGTGTTCACGAGCTGGATCCGCTCGTCACCGAGGAGCATCTCAACAGACATCGGATTGGCGCTGTCTCCGCAGAGCAACCGATGCCGGCCCAGGACGATGAGGTCGCCCGGCTGAGTGGCAGGCTCGTCGGGAGGCTCCGGGATCGCATCGGGATCGGTCAGGCCGTCGTTCTTGCCATCCGACACGAGCGACCGGAGGAGCTTGTCCACTCCAGCGTTACCGGTGACTCCAACGTCCTTCAGAATCGCATCCAGCCGCTCGGAATCGTCATCGGCCAACGCCGCAACGGGATCCAACGTCGCCAGCACCAGCAACTCCTCCTCCGGCGAGAGATCAACGTACGTCACCGGAACAGACGCCTCCCCCCGCCCCACCGCGAGCTCCAAACGGAGGTGACCATCGATCATCCGTCCCGTCCGCTGGTTCACTAAAACCTCGCGAACCCATCCGACACGTTCCAGGAGCCCGTCCAGCGCAATCCCCTGGCTCTTCGGGTGCCGGCGCCAGTTGCGCGGATTCGCCGCCAGCGTCGAAGGATCTACGCTCCCACGGCCAACGATCCGATCGATATAGTTCATCCCGCCCATCCGTTCTCCTCCTCTTCAGGCCGCCTCATAGAGTACCGCCGTGGCCGCCGACGTTCGCTTGTGTGGCGTCCTGGCGACCAAGCCGTGGGGGTGCTACGGACGGGGGGTCGGGGGGCCCATCCTGCCGGGGAAGGGACCCGGGTCCGGACGCGCGCGGCCAAGAGGCCGCGTTTGCGCGGCCGGAGGGTCACACGGTGGTCCTTCGGTGGTTCTTCGGCCGGCCCACCTGGGGGCCGATTCCCTTCCCCCGGGGGGGGTATAAGGGGGGGGGAAAACATTGGACTTTCGCCGTGGTCTTTCGGCAACGGCGTGGGTTTCCGGTGGTCACTGATTGGTCCTTCGGTGGTCACTGATTGAAAATTAGCGCGTTGTTTGGCCACTTCTCGGACTTTCGCCTTTTTCGGGGCTGTTTTCGAAAAGTGGTCACTGATTGGTCCTTCGGTGGTCTTTTGGAGAATTATAAGAGTGCTCCTTTTTGGTCGAGCGAAAAGTACCTAATTGAGCCCCTGGAGTTGCCACCCTTGGCCCCCTCTTTTCGGAGAGTGGTTTCCATCCGTTTGAGGGTCTTGATGGCGGTCGGGAGTGGGATGTGTTGGAGTTCACAGGCGGCGAGGACGGTCTGGCGGGAGGCACCGAGGTCGCCGGCCTCGGCAATCACTGCTCGGATGATCTCTTCGGCCGACGCGGTCCCGGTCTTACCAGTTAGTCGGGCCCAGGATCGGTCTTCGGCCTCTTCGTAGTGGAGGGAGATGGGCGGGGGGACGGCGCCGCCTATCCAGCGGCACTTCTCGGCGCCGAGCGTGCGGTCTGGGGTATGGCGGTCGCCTTGGAGCGACCACACGTCGTCGAACATGTTGCCGAGTTCGCCGGCGCCGCGGAGGCGGTGGAAGGCTTCCGTGCGTTCCTTGGTGGGTTTTGCGAGGTGGTGGTGGACGAAGAAGCCGCAGCCGTGGGTTGCGCGGAGTGGTCGTAGGTGGTCGTTGAAGATACGTGACATTTCGGTGTTGGAGTTTTCCTCGAACGCGTGGAATCGGATGAGGGTATCGAGGATCACCCAGTGCGGCTTGAAGGTCTCTATCTCGCTCTCGAGGCTGCGGCGTGTTCGTGGGTCGTCGAGGCGGAGGGAGTTTTGGGATAGGTAGCGGAGTGGGAGGTCTTGTGGGTTTTGGATTTCGCGGCCACGGATGAGTTGGCGGAGTCGGAAGCGGGAGAGGCGTGGTGCCATCTCTTCGTCGATCATGAGGACGCGGTAGGGCCCGCCGTAGGTTTCCAGGACGTCGGCGAACTTGGTGTTCGTGGCGAGGGCGAGGGCAAGCTCCATTCCGAGGATGGACTTTCCCATACCGCCTTCTGCGCCACAGACGACAATGTCGGGTGATCCGACCCAGCCCTGGACTACCCAGGGTATCGGCTCCTCGGTGTCTAGGTCACCCAGGTCGATCACGCGGAGGGGTTGCTGGTTGTCGCTGGCCATCACGGCCTCGAGGGTGAGGCTTGAGGCTCGGAGGCAGTCGCGCACCTGGTCGAGGTTGCCGCCGTTGGAGGCTTGGGCCATGAGATCCGATGCGGCGGTGATGACGAGACGCTTGATGGATTGTTGGCGGACTACTCTGGCGTAGGCTTCGAGGTTCTTGGAGACGGCGCCGATGCCAAGGATTCGGCCGATCGTGCGGCGGTCTTCGACGCGGAGTTTCACGTCAGATTCTAGTTGGCCCAGGAGGAGGATCAAGTCGTAGGGTTGGCCGGTAGCGGCGAGAGTTTGTAGGGCGGCGTAGATGCGGCCGTGGAGCTTGCGGTAGAAGTCGGATGGGGATAGGAACGCTGGCGGTGGTTGTGGAGACGGCGCGAAGAGTAGCGCGCCTAGGACGGCCTGTTCGGCTTCGTCGTCGTGGGGTAGTTCGTCCACGGTTGCGCCCTACGGTTTGCCGGGATGCCAGTTCTCGCGGACGGTTTCTGCGATGACGAACCTGTCGAGGTCGGTGAGTTCTTCGGGACGGAGGATCGGGACGCCGGGGAAGAGCTCTTCGCGTACCGGATCCTCGGAGGAAAACAGAAGCGGGAGTTGTCCGGGTGGCGGAGAACCTTGTTCCCACGGTGGCGGTCTACCTGTAGTGTACTTCTTGCGATAGCCGACGATCTTCATAGCGTCCCGAGGCCAGAAGTACATCCCACCAGGATCCATTCCAGGGGCCTCGTGGAACCGCTTCATTGCATCAATACGGTCGAGACTACTTACCAGCACGGCACCACCGACTGTCTCAAGGATCAAGATGTAGCACGTTCTTTTCGAGCTCGCTTGCACGCGGCGATAGTGCTCGAACAGATGACGGCCGATGCCATGGTCATAGCGGCTGCCGATGATCCAGCGGGTAGGTTCGCGTTTCGTCTTTGCTTCCACCCAGAACTCTCCAGACTGCCCGAAGACCTCCCAGTCTGGGAGGATGAGTGCCGACGACTTGGACTCAGCCCGCGGGCCGCCAGAACCATGCTTGATAGATCTGGTGTCCACGAGAAAACTGCTACTGGGTAGTGCCTCGAGGAGAAAACGGCGTAGTTCTGTTTCTCCGATGTACCCCGCCTGAAACTCCTTCGTGAGCTCGAACGGTATTCTGGGCGGCGTCATTGGTGCGCATCCATGACCACGCCGAGCTCCCCAAATCGACCGAAGAACTCCTTGCCATCCCCGAAGTAACAGATCATCTGGCCCTGCAAAGGAAAGGACTCCTCTGTCGTATTCCAGAAACGCACGCGGCCGCGAGGGAAGCACACTTCAGAAGAGTGACAAAGTAGAAGTTGGCCCCAGTCTGTCTCTGTGCCGTTGTTCGTCAGACTGATCGCCGCTGTAGTGCGCCGTGCTTTGAACTCTTGCACGAGTTTCTCGATGAACTGTTGAATGAGTGGTTGAGAGTAGGGCGGATTCAACCAGACGGTACCCTTCCATTCTTGTTGTAGTCCGTCGCTCTTGAGATCGAAGTACGTCGCGGCATTGACTATCTTCTGGGCGTCCTTGTGAGATGCCGGGTCGACGTCGATCGATCCAAGGACATCGCGAGCTCGTTCAATGATGTCGCTCGGCGTGTACCATTCAGAGACGCCGGCGTTCTGGGCTACGTGAGCGTCGGCACCAGTAGCGCTCTTCGCCTCACAGACGAGGATGCAGCGTTGGATTGCTTGTGCGAGCGTCTTCTCGAACACCTTTTCGTTGCCGAGCTTCTTCCGCCAGCGGTGAAGCGTCTTCCTGTCGAGGCCGAAGGCGTCCGCATGGAAACCTGTTCCGGACCTGGAACGGGTTTTCTCTGGACGCCCGCCCTTGTCTTTCTCTTGCTGATCCCACCACGCGACGAATTCGCGTTGCGCCGTCAGTTTCACCTCTACCGCTTGCGTGAGCTTCTCCGGATCTTTGGCTCTGCGGTAGTACTTTTCGGCCGTCTCTGCGACCGCAATCGTCTTGAGGCCCTTCTCGGGATTGTACTTCTGGACTGCTCCCTTCGGCCTCTTGGCGAGCGTGCTCATTTCTCCTTTCTCCATCCGCAAGAGCGAGCCCATTCTGCGATGGCTTCTGGTTTCTCGGCTGCGGCTTGGAGGACACGGCGGATACGTTCGCGGTAGGTTTCGGCTGGATTCTCAGTCGCTTGGGTTTCGTCGTTGCGGTCCACGTGACACCTCGGTGAGAAAACGGCTTTGCCTGGCCGCGCCCCGAGGAGGGCAGTCCCCGAGAGGCTGCGGCCAGGCTAGGCCAGGTTGTCGATTGCTCTGCCCTCCTCGAATCTACAGGCGCGGAGTCTACGCCTAGAGCGTCCGGCGTGTCAAGGTCCAGAGTTTCCGTTTTCCGCGTGCGCCTCGGAGGGCCCAACTCCACACTTCGGCTTTTCCTCCGGCGGATTTCCAGGTGTTGAGCGCGGGAGATCCGAGGGCCTTCGCCTCGCGAGCCGCAGCGCTGGCGCCGGCACAGCATTGGATCAGGAGGATTCCGTGCAGTGGGTGAGCCGCGAGAATGTCCCCCCATCCTCCCCAGTCCTTGCGGATCCGTGCGGCCTGGATCCATCGCTCCACGACGTCCGCGGCGTAGCCCATCTCGCGCAACACCTCCAGTGATCGTGCCGTTGGAGTCATCTCAGTCCCTCGCCTCGCCTTGCCATGCCTGGCCGGGCCCGGCAACACCTGGCCAAGCCCTGCCCCGCCGCGCCACGCCTCTAAGCAGTCTTCTGTTCCGGCCTAACCTTCTCCCACAACTCGCACAGCTCGTCCATCGCCGCGACGAATCCAGGAGTCATCCTGGCCATGTCCGCTCGAAGCGCGATGAGAATCTGACGCGCGTGGAACGTCGGATTCATGCCCGTGAGCTTGCGGTTCGCAACCTCCTGATCCGCTGTCATCTCTTGTCCCGCAAGGTCCGACTCGTATGCGGCCTTTACGGCTGATTCGTGCCCAGAGGTGCTCGTGGCGAACCGCGAGACGATCTCCACGATGCGCTCTTTCGGTGCTCGCACGATCTCGATGATCCGCTTCTCTCCGACACCAAGACGGCGGAGCGTCTCGACGGACTTCTTGATCTCGTATGGTCCAAGCGGTCGTCCGTGGCCGGAGTTGAGTCGCACCGCATCAGCGAACAGTTCGGCATCGTTCTTGTACATGCGGATCTCGCACTCAATCGTCTCGCGTCCGAGCTGCTTGTAGGCGCGCACTCGGTGGAATCCATCGACTATGCGTTTCGATGTCGCGTCGACGATGACGGGCGGTGTAGTGATTCTTGCTGTGAGTGCATCGCGCAGCCGCGCGACGTGTGGTCCGGAGACCATCGTCCGCGGGTAGAGGTCGAAATCTTCGATCAGAGATTCAATCGGCAGTTCCTTGACCATTGGAGCCTCCTTGTGTTTTCAGTCCCTTGCCTTGCCTTGCCGCGCCGCGCCTTGCCGGGCCTCGCCCCGCCCGGCCCTGCCACGGGCATCTTTTCTCGAACCCTCGCCTCGCCTCGCCGCGCCAGGCCTCTCCTCGCCTCTCCCTGCCGGGCCTGGGCGTGCCTAGCCACGGAAGCTTGTCTCACCCTCTCCGCTCAAACCTTCCAAACCACCCGCCCTTCGCCGGACGGTAGTCGCCGATCCCAATACGGCGACCAGCGTAGTCGAGCACCTCGGGCAACACCTGCCGAAGCTGCTCCTCGTCCTCCGCGTCCACGAGCAACTCGAAATCCAGTCGCCAGGCCTTGAACGCCGGCCGCGAGCGCAGGATCCCGTTCTTCTGCACGACGGCTCGCCGCGTGTCCACCTCGTACTTCGTCAGAGGCTTCCCAGTATTCGCGTCGAGGATCGGAACCAGCTCTGGATACGGTTGGATCGAGGCAAACAGGGGGCGCGCCGAGACCTTCCGCGAGGAGCCTGCCATCTTGATCTTCCACGCGCCGGCGGCACTCACGAGCGCGTTTCGAGGCCCGATGCCTGGAAAGCAGAAATGACCGTTCTGCTCGTACAGACCCGCTTTGGCCTCTTCTTCTGGGGTTGGGATGTACTTCGCTCCGCGCGGGCCAGACTTGCCTTTGCCCATCATCGCCGGGTTATGGCAGAGCAACGCGCTCTTGCCGATGAGGCTCACTGGAATCTTGACTTCTGCCATCGGGAACCCTCCTTGTAATGTGCGGTATGGCGATTGGCTCGAAATTGAGCGCTGCACCCGACCGCGTTTATCGAATCAGTCCCTCGCCTTGCCAAGCCATGCCCAGCCAAGCCGCGCAACGCCGGGCCCCGCCGCGCGAAGCCGCGCCAGACACGGCCTTGCCGCGGGCATCTTGTCTCTGGTCATCGTCTCGCCGCCAAGCCGATGTTTGGCACCGCACGAACACCAGGGATCCGCATCTCGGCGCGCATGGTGCGCGCGAGACCGTTCAATCGCGGCATGTTCGGGAGCAGGATCTCCGTCCACTGCGGATTCGCTGCCACGTATTCGATCAACGCGCGCATGTCGTGGACTTCGGCGCCCCAGGTAGTACGCGAGGAGATGCCGACGACGTTCGCCACCTCGGGAGCCACGGCGATTGTCGGCGCAGTGATTGGCTCCTCTAGGATCGCGGTCGCGACCTCGGGCTCGCCGGCTTCTTCCGCTGCGATCGCCTCCAGGAGTTTCCGCTCCTCCTCTTCCTTCCGTGCCATAGCTTCGAGCCGCCGCGTTTCCTCGTCCGCCTTGCGCTTCTGGTCGGCCACGAAGCCGGCGCAGCGCTCGGCCACGGTGCGCTTCGCCTGCTTGATCGGGAGCAGCAACGCACTCTCACGGTCGCACAGCACGCGGTGGGCCTTGTGCGCCGCGGCCTTCGGCGCCGCGAACCATTCCGCGATTCGGCGCTCCCAGTCGGACAACTCCTGGAACAGGACGAGACCTAGCTCGTGATCCGGCTTGCTCTCGATCTTGAGAGTCATCGCCAATTCGAGGCGACTCTTTCCGGTTTCCACGAGTGCCTCGGCTTCCGGGACGGTGTTTCGGATCTCAGCTTCCATGTTTCTCCTTCCATCTGGCGAGCGTAAGCGCCGCGCAGAATACGCCGAAGTCTTGCCGGTCGGTGCGTTCGACGAGCTTGTAGTGATCGTCGTAGAGGTAGAGGTTCCAGCGTGCGGTTGCTGGCGCGGCCGTGTTGAGGTTGGAGTTGTACGCGGCCATGTAGGCGAACAACTGGACGCCGTGCCACGGTGCTTCTGAGACTCCCTTGATGTCGAGGACTCCCGTGCGGCCGTTGATCCTGACGATGCGATCGAGTCGGCCGCGATAGCCGAGTACGGAGTGCACGACCTCCCGTTCGGCTGCGATGATCTCGGGCCCCACCTCGACGAGGAATCGCTTGTACTGGTCGAGACGCACGCGGACCTCCGGGACGAGGGACGAATCTTCCAGGTCTCCCTCATCCCAGAAATGGCAAGCCTGGTGCACGCCTGTCCCACGGTCACGGTGGTAGTCCGAGAAGTGCTCGGTATTGATGAGGCCGGCGCGGTGTAGAACATCCGTGACGCGCATCAGAAGGCAATCTCCGCATCGCGGATTGCGTCGATGTTGTTGAAACTCTGGTTCCCCACGGTCTTCTGGGTGTAGGCGATTTCGCTCTCGACGCTAGCTCCCATGCGGCCAATCGCCTCACGCATGAGACTCTCGGAGAACGTGGAGAACGTCATCGACGCGCCTTCGAAGCTCCCGGTCACGAGCCAGAAGGTTTTCCCGGCCTTGCTCTTCTTCTCGTCCACGGCGGTGATGATGCCTGTCCAGATGAGGCCTTCGATCGTATCGGGCGTACTCTTGGCGGCTTCACTCGCTCGCCGCGGAGGTTGGACGGCAGGGCCTGGGTCGTGGGCATCCGGATCGTCTTCCGGAGCGAGTCCGATTGCGGAGAGCAGCGCGTAGCGCTTGGCGTAGGAGATTGCGATCCCGACGCGCTGCGGTGCCGACGCTCCCGAGCCATCGCCTTGCACTACGGGTACGGCGACCTCTCCGCTCTCCTCGAAGTGTCCGAGCTCGTGGGAGACGCGGCAGACGGCCACCACCCCCTGCGCGTCCATCTTGGGAGTGCGCCAGGAGATGGAGAGTCCCAGCGGTCCCATGATTGGGAGGATGGTGCTCGTGATCTCGTCGAGCGGAGCGTACTTGTAGCCGTAGCCCGGGCCTGTGCGCGTCGCGATCTTCGCGGTAGCCGTCTTGAGGATCGCTGGACACGTCCTCTGAAACTCGGCCATCGCGTGATACCAAGCCTCGCGCGCTTGCTGTGCGCGAACATCCTTCGCTAGCGCGACGAGCCGTTCGAGCGTCTCGATCCCGGCTCCTGATTCCACTGCGGTGCGAATCAGAGCTTGGGGGTCGAGGCGGACGAGGTCTTGCGATTCGCCTTGGGTTTTGCTCATGTACCCTCCGTCTCTGCGAGTAGCGCCGCGATCCGAGCACGCACGACCGTTGCCGCGACCTTGAGCGGCAGATCCGGCGCGTCGAGTTTCCAAGACTTCGCGCCACGAGTGACCTCGATCTGACCAGATCGATCGACCAGATCATCCAACATCCCGATCAACGCATTACGATCCATGTGATCCTCCTCATGATGCCGCTTGCTTGCGGCGTTGTGTCTGTTCGAGTCCGCGTCTCAGCAGCTCGCGGATCATGTCGCTGAGCGTGCGGTGCTCGCGAGTTGCCAGACGCTCGATTTCCGCGAGCGTCTCGGCCGACATTCGGACGTCCTTCCTGACCGTTCCGGTTTCCACCTGGCGGTCACCTCCTTCCATGCGTCCACGATTGTACGACGTTCGTGGCCGTTGTCCACTTTTTTCTTGCCTATTTTCTAGGCCGAAAGACTACAATTCTTTCAAATTGTAAAATCTGAGGTTCCGTGTCGATTCATGGTTGACGGCGTCCCCTGATGGTGTATATTCGTGGACAGGAGGGACGGATCAATGAGCGGATGCGGTTGCCAATTCGACGAGGATCGCGGGGAAGAGTTCCTGTGCTCCTATCACGAGCGCCATGATCGGCAGCGGCGGAACCGGGAAGTCAGTATGCGGCTGTGCTGCGAGGATGCGGCCAACGCGGCGGTTCAGGACCTCCCGGCCCTGCTCGACCTCGCGCGTGTCGAGAACATCAGAGCGGCCGTGAGGGATGCTGTGGCGGCCTGGATCACGGAGGATGACTTCCGGGAGGAGTTTCGCGATGCGTAAGAACGAGGTCAAGATCGGCGAAGTCTACATGGTGAAGGTGTCGGAGCGGATTCAGCCTGTGCGGATCGATGGGCCCAGCGCGCACGGTGGATGGGTCGGGACGAACGTCAACACGAAGCGAGAGGTGCGGATCCGCACGGCCGCACGGCTCCGCTACCCGGCGCCGAAAGGAATGAGATGACCGAGGAAGCCGAGCGACGACGCGCCTACTACGAGCGCCTGGATGCGACCGTACAGCGCGCGATCAAGGCGGCCGCAGCCGGGAAGACGGTCGAGCGGCGCAAGGATCATCTCAGCCGTGCCAAGTTCCAGGAGCTGCGGGCGTCTATCTGGTCGCGGCACGACCTGAGCCAAGGCCAGAAGGAGCGGATCGACGAGGAGCTGCGGATACACTTCGGGGGCGGCATGAACAACAAGATGCTTCGGGACATCATCCAGGAAATCTTGGAGAGCAACTCATGAGTGCCTGGACCGCTTTCTCGCTCGGTGTCAATACCGGCTTTCTGGTGGCGGTTGGCGTCTATTTTCTCGGCCGCTGGTCGGCGCGGAGGTGGCCGCATGACTGATGCTGAATTCGTGGCGCATACGGTACATCACCTCGATAGCCTCGACGACGACAAAGAGGCGGACCATGCGATTGCTGATGCCGTTCTCCTGGTCGCCGTGAGTCGGCAGTTCCCAGAAATCGCTGCCGCCTACGAACGCCTCAAGGTACGACATCATGGCTTCTGGTATGCCTAGTTGGAGAGCAGATCATGAGCGAAATAGTCCTGGCTTGGCACTTCCTCCCGGCAGACTTGCGGCTCGGGAATGGCGACGGCCGGGAGGTTCGTGTAGGAGAGACGCTGCGGCACGAGGGGCCGCTCGTGCTCTGCAAATCCGGGATGCACGCCTCAGAGCGGATCATCGACGCCTTGGTATACGCGAGTGGCCCAGTGATCTGCCGCGTCCGCTGCGGCGGTGAGATTCTGCGCGACTCGGACAAGCTGGTCTGTCGGGAGCGGACGGTGGAGTGGATGCTCACCGACACCGACGACCTGCTGTGCGGGTTTGCGCGCTGGTGCGCTCGGTCGGTGCTCCATATGTGGAAGGCTCCTGAGATCGTGCGCCGCTACCTGGAAGCCGGCGACGAATCGCTTCGAGACGCCGCCGGGGCCGCCGCCGAGGACGCCGCCTGGGCCGCCGGGGACGCCGCCGGGGCCGCCGCCGGGGACGCCGCCTGGGCCGCCAGGGACGCCGCCGGGGCCGCCGCCGGGGACGCCGCCTGGGCCGCCAGGGACGCCGCCAGGGCCGCCGAGGACGCCGCCGGGGCCGCCGGGGACGCCGCCAGGGCCACCGCCGGGGCCGCCGCCTGGGACGCGCAAAATGCCGAGTTGGAACGACTTGTCATGGAGGCCCACGATGCAATCATCGAATCTTGACACCCGTGAGAAGCGGGAGCGGCGGCTGCGGATGCTCATGGCCGACCCGGTACGCCGGCCGAACGTCGAGCCGCACGACAGGACTTACCACGTCTACGAACGGGATTCCGACCACGGCCCGAATCTGGTAGCCTGTCTGTTTTGGGGAGTGGCCGGGCTCGTCGTCGGTTTCTCATTCGGCCTGATGTTCTGATGCGGACGATCTGGATCCGTGCTGACGAATCACCGGATAGTTGGCGAAGGTCCGTTGATGCGTACTCGGTCGCCGGCGGACTCGCGGTACATCGGAGCAGCCTGGATCACAACCGCTACGCTGTCACCCATGTCGCAACTGGTTTGGCCGCATGCGATAGGATCGAATCTCTTGCTCAGGCACGGACGATCATGAAGGCATTGGTAGATTCCGGCATCCCGTGGAAAGAGATCAAGTCCAGCAAGGACGCTGGCCCATACCATGCGCAGTTCCAACGGGTTGTGGACTCGCTCACCAAGGATGAAGCGGACAAGAAATGCAGAAAGAACCTGAGGAGCACTGATGAGGAAAGTTTGGTTTATGAGAGCCGGAATATTCGCCGGTCGCGAATCAATTCATGCCTACACGGTCAAAGGGGGCTTGGCGGTCCATGCAATGCCCGACAGAAAAGAAGGTTACTCGGTGACGCACCTCAACACGGGTCTGGCAGTCCGCCAATACATTCCGTCTCTGGCACTAGCACGAAAGATCATGAAGGCACTGATCCACTCGGACGTTCCCTGGGCGCGAATCGAAACTAAGGAACAAGCTGGCAGATACTATCACCAAGCCATGGCCCTAATACGGGCCGTGGAGGATCCATGTGGAACCGAAGATCAATCACGCTGACCCTGGCGGTGGCGGCAGGTATCACCTGCCTGGCGAGTGTGGCCGATGCGGCCAAGCCTGCGAAGAAGGTCAAAGCCGCTGCGAGCGTTGCCGCGATCCAGGACGGCCCGGACATCCAGCCGCCGAAGGCGATCGACGTGTTCCTCGTGCGCGGTGAGCACCTGACGCTCTGCCCGTCGAGCAGCAACCTCTGCCTGGCCTGCTACAAGCACGCGCGGCTCACCGGCTGTACGGACTGCGACTACCTGGTCGATGCGGAGCGGCTCTCGGATGGGTCGATCCGATGCACCTGGGCCACGCTGCCGTTCTTGAAGACCCAGCGGTAGGGATCGAGAACATGCGCCGTGGCTCGGTCGCTCAGGCCACGGCGCTTCGCGAAGGCGGCGGGTCTGTTGTCAGCGGCGCCCGATGGGGCTAGTCACAGGCCCGCCGCCAGAGCGTTGAGGAGGCTAGTGATGTGCGAATGTCTGGATCGCGGTGACGGCACGGCGCACGTAGACGAGTGCTGCCTCGAGGACTGGCTCGCGTTCCGTGAAGGCCAAAAGAGCGGGGTGTACATGCTGGCGGGCAAGAAATTCGCCAAGCAGATGCAGCTTCTCCGCGCCGTCGCGGAGGCGGCGGAGCGTGTGTGGAACACCGTGCCGGCCGAGTACGGAGGCGCAAAAGCTATGGTACATGCGCGCGCATTGAATGACATGCGAGATGCGCTCATCGCCGCCCGCGAGGGAGGGGCGCTGCCATGAAGCTGCCGCTGCCACGTCACGGCCTGGTTGGCTATGGGGGCAAGGGCGGACGCTACCACGATGTCGTGCATGGGGAGGACGTAGTGGCTCTCGAAGCCGCCTACGAGCGGGCGATGAAAGTGGTGGAGGCGGTGCGGGCCACGATAGACATGGGCCACCCGGCAGAGGTGCTTGTCGCCCTCCGCGAGCTCGATGGAGAGGAGGGGAAGTGACAAAGCACTACGTCGAAGGGCAACGTCTCGGTCTACCGCCTGGAACGGTGGCGTGCTACCTCGCCTCCGAGGTGAACGCCGAGATCGACTTCCTCAAGGGTGAGTTGAAGGCCGTCGAAACGAAGGCTGGGATCGAGAACATCATCGAGCAGGCGAAGGCGCAGGAGCGCGCCGAGTGTGACGCCGAGATCGAGGCGCTGCGGGAAACGGTTGTGTTCGCGCAAGACACGCTCAAGAAAGCGAATGCCGACGTGGAGAGATACGCACAGGAGCGTGACGCCGCGAAGGCGGAGGTGGAGAAGCTGCGGAAGCAGCTTGCGTGGGTTGCCATCGGCCCTGCGGGGCCTGTGTTATGACCCGCACCAAGCGCCGCTGGAAGGCTGGCTGGGCCGTCGCGGTGGGGAAGGAAGCCAAACGCAATGTCGATGGCTCTATCGTCGCGTATCCCACAAAAAAGAAGGCTTTGATGCGACTCGGCAGCAGGGTTGCCTACAACCGTCAATACAACCGCCGTGTGGTGCGGCTGTGGGCGGAGGAGCCATGACTGACGCACAGATCGAACAAGCCCGCCGCAACGCCGACCTGGCGAGCGACCGGGCGAGGGATGGGGCGTTACAGGACGACGAACGGGTGATTGTCCTGTTCGAAGCAACGCGGCGAGAACTGAACCATTACCACATGACCAGGAGCATCACGCTGCTAGAGCCACGACTGTATCGAGCCATCCTCGACGCCCTCTACCGCAAGGAGGAGGTGTGGCGGCTTCCGTGGAAGGGATGGACGGCTCGGAATCACCGGATCGACGGGGCGCCGACATTGGGAATCTCGCCAGAGCACGTACAACGGAAAATAGATATGCCAGGGCTAACGATGGTGCGCGTCCTCGTTGTTCCGGTGGAGGAGCCGTGATCGCCGCACTCCTCGCCTCCTACCTAGGCGTCTGGTCCTGGAACGAAAGCGCCACGGCGGACGGGTACCGGCTGTACTACACGACGTGTTGCACGGCCCTCGCGTGCTCCTGGCCGCCGGCCCAGCGGGTGGACGTGCCGGCCTCCGCGTGCCTTCTCGGCCGGTGCCGGGGTGAGTTCGGGTTCACGCCCGCGGGCGACGCCCCGCTCGTGATGTTCGTGGTGACGGCATACAACGTCGCCGGAGAGTCGGCGACGGAGCACGGGACGGTCGAGCTCTGTCCGTAGACTTAGGGCGCCGGCGTCGGCTTCACGACGTTGTGGGACATCGCCGCGATGATCGTGCTCAGCACCCCAATGCCGAGACCCACAGGTCCCCCGAACCCGAAGCCGGCCGCCACGGACAGGACGGACGCCAGCGTCGAGAACCAGGACGGCAGCTTGATCGCCGCCATGGCCGCGGACGGGATCGAGTGGGAGAACGCGGCCAGCATAGTGGAAGCCATGACGATGTACTTCCCGATGGTAGGCGGCAGTATCTGCGCCTGCTCCGCGAGCGCGCCGAGTACCGAGGCCAAGATCCCGACGTAACCGAACAACTTCGGAAACGCTTTCATCGCTCCGCTCCTTTTCGCCGCGCGGGCCAACATCTTGCCCGCGAACCAGAGTTTGAACTTCATGTCCGCTGCGGGATCTGCTCCCGCAGGATCGTTGCCGCATGAACCTGAACGTGCCCATGGGGGCCGGTTCCGTGCGGCGCCGTGAAGAGTACCATCTTGGCCGGCCTGGTGGGGTCATAGGCCCATCTGAGATTGATCGTCTTAGCAATGGCGTCCGCCTGCTCCTGGTGGTGCGGCCCGAGATGGGAAATGCGGAAGTCCAAAGCTCTCCATGGCGGTCCAGAGGAGTGGATCCCGGAAGCGCCCAGGGCCAGATCCTCGGCATGCGTCCGGGCAATGCTGGTCATGATGAACGGCATCGGCCAGTACCAGAGCCCCAGGATCTCGCGGACGATCCGCACAAGTGTGGGATGGGCGTCTCTCCATTCATCGAGATGGCGAGGACTCAGATGGCAAGGCATGAGGGAGCTCGTGCTCTGGCTCTCAGGCAGGTCGGCTGCTCCCGATAGGCCAGTCGGAAGCAGCCCTGGTAGGATGCAGTGCGGAGGCACGGGGTAGTCATGATCGATGGCCTGGGTAGGGAGGTCACGTCAATCTTCCTTCTGGCCGGCGAGCTGAAGAGCAATCGTTCTACGGAGCATGGCGAACTGCTCGCAATCGAGCGGACGCGAGGCTTCCGCGATCATGAACACGTCGAGCACGATCATCCACTCGTTGACGTTGAGCGTAACGATGCGTAGCGCCGTGTTCAATCGTACCTCTTGAACTGGTTGTAGTACCTCTCTGGCTTCCACTTGAGATTGTAGACGTGGCTCTTCTTACGCGGCGGTCGTGCGGCACAGGCGAGGCAGATTGTGCCGACGGCACAATCCTCGCCGCACAGCCGGCACTGGTTGCCCCGCTCGGAATCGCACCGAGTGATTTCCAGCTTATGAGGCTGGCAAGCCGCTTTTGCTCCATCGGGGCGGTTCACCGACCTATCCTCTGCACTAGGGCAGGGTAGTGGCACAGTGCTCGAATCTTCTCTGGCGTAGCCGAATCTGGTAGCTTCTCCGCGACTTGCCGCTTTGTCGTCTGGTGATGTTCCGTGAGCTTGTCTTGCACGAGCAGGAGCGAACCGGCGAAGCTCCAGCCGCATTCTGGGCATGTAGCTTCCCAGGTGCCGCCGTTCACGGGTTCTCCTGCTTGCAGTCCGAGTAGTAGTGGAGTTGCACGTCGTCATCCTGCTGGGTGAAGTCCACGCCGTCCCGCCGCATCTGCTCCGTCACCTCGTTAGCGAGCACTGGCGTCAGCACCGGCACCTTGCCGAGCCAGACGATGGAGCAGCCGCAGCGTTGGCACTGGCTCATGGTTTGTCCTTCTGCATCTGGGAGAGCACGCCTGTCATCTCTGACACCTTCCTGTCGATGGAGTCCACCTTCTCGCCAAGCTTCGTCCACGGGTCGTACACTCCCATCTTGAACAAGATCGCTAGAAGACTCAGCAGGATGCCGAGCGCTATCTTTACGGCCCAAGGTGGGGCCTTCGCCAGATCCTCGGCTAGTGACACGTCCACACTCCGGAGCGGTCGGGCTCGCAGATATACCCAGCAGATTCCATCGAGCCGACGAGCCGCTTCTTGGCCGCGTCTAGTTCGATGGAGTTGAGTGCGGCCTCCACGCCGTACTTCACGCTTCCCAGGTCACGGCAGCAATCGCGTGTCTGGCGCTGCTCCATGGCGTAGGCGACTCCGAGTAGGGACAAGGGGATGAACAGGAGGATCGCAACAAGGAGTAGAGTCGGGAAGAACCGATCGTCGCGGCTCATCGGAAGGACCACTTTACCCCGATGGCGAACCTCACATCGTCACGCTCGACCGTCGAGAACTGCGGCGGGAATGCCACGGGCCGACGGTGCTCGTGGAAGTTCACCCGGTAGGTCGTCGAGGTCTCATTCCACTCGACGCGGCTGAGCTGGACGACGACGCCGAGAGGGAACTCGACATCGGGGGTGAAGATCAGGCCCATCACCGGCGTGTCGCCCTCGAAGTCCCAGAGCACGAAGCCGTCTAGGCCCCATTGCAGCGCTGGGGGCTGCACCGAGTTGGGAGCTAGGGGGACTGAGGCTACCACCGGGGCAGCCCCCAGCATCGTTGCGAGAAGCAGTGCGTTCAACATCATCTCCTCTTCAAGGTTTGACAAAGCCGTAGCGTTCCAGCCGTTGCTTGAGATCGGCGAACTCGCGCACGTTCCGCGTCTCCATCTCGTCGAGCTTTTTGGTTAGATCCTTGACTGCCTGCTCGATCATGATGAAACGATGCACAAGCGGCTCTGTGACGTCAAGGTGTTTTTGGAAGCGGTCTTCTATCGCCGTCATGCGCTTGTCGAAGTGCTCCCGCAACGTTTTGAGTTCGCGATCGTGCTGATACAGTAGCGCGCGGTCGCCGCCCCACGTCGCCATGCCAGTCCCGAACAGCGTAGCGACCGTGAGCAACACGCCGACCAAGGTACCTACCGTGCCCCACCGGATCCTCATTCCGTTGCCAGCCATCAGGGGTGTACCAGATCCCAGTACAGCGTACCGCGGTAGAGCACCGGGACGGAGTAGGAGGCCGAGCACTGCCGGGCTCCGTTCGTCGTCTTGCACGCCTTGACGGCGTACTCGTACAGGACGTTCTCCACCGGGAGCCCGGGCGCATCTCTACCGACGCACCACGTCGTCGAGATCCACTCCGGCCAGACCGTCCCGTCCGTGTCCGTCCATGCCTGGCTCTTGTAAGTGTGCCCCACGACTTCCCAGCTCGACGGCCCCGGGTATAGGCGCCTGGATACCTCGTACTCGTCTATCGTCGCCAAGTCGGACGCCTGGTCCCACGTCATGCACTCCGAGCAGGCGCACCTCTCGGCCTGCCTGGCCGGCGTGCAGTCCGGCCCCGAGAAGTCTGGCGGGAAGGACGGCGGCTCTAGGCACCCGACTCCCGGATCCAGGGTCGTGGCCTCGACATGGAGGAGCGGGGCGGCCCCGGGGGAGCCGTCGTAGGACTCTGCCGTGCGGTGCCCGGTCCCCGCCACGATTGCCACCAGAGCGCCTCCGCTGGCCCAGGCGGGGAGATCCACCACCTCCTGTATTACCTGGGCCAGGTCGGGCGTCCGCTGGCCCTGGCCGGCCTGTCCTGTGCTCCAAGCCGGCGGCTGCCACGAAACCGAGGCGAATGTCTGGGATCTGGACGAGATCCCGTACGTGGAGGTACCAGTAGCGAAGGTCGCCGCGGAGGTGGCAAGCTGGGCACGGATGGTCAGGTTCGTCGGCTCGGACTGGCTTTCGTCGGCGGTGAACTGGATCCAGGCCGAGGTGATCGTTGCGCCCTGCGGGACGGCGATGTCGAGGAAGCGCATTCCGACGACCTGGTTCGTCCCGTCGTAGACGAGCTCCAGGTCGCTGCTCGCCTTGGTGACCGAGCCCGAGGCGCTCTCCTCCGCGTCGTCCGTGGACGCCGCCACCCGGCGGTCGAGGACGATCTCTTGAGCCAGGATCGCGGTGGCATGCGCGGCCGACACGCCGATAACGAACGCCAGCAACGCTCGCTTCACCATCGCGCGACCCCAGCGGGCACGATCGGGCCGACCAAGGAAATGTCATCGATCCAGATGGCCGCACCAGCCACATTGTAAAACGGAGTCTCCCACCTGTAGATGTCCGCAAAGAAAAATGTCGGAGGGATTAGAAAGTCGAGCGTTTCTAACGTCCACGCTGTCGGTACCGACTTCGCGGCGTACGCGCCCCAACGGTCCGTTGTCGCGCCAGATGTGCTCATGCTGCCGTCATTCCGCAACCAGCCACCTAGATCTAGAGCGTCGAGGCGAAGGTTGCGAAACGTAGACTGGTTATTGACCCCGGTGGTCTGGCTCGCCAGGATCCACATGGAGATCCGGTAGCTCTTCCCGGGAGCGAATGACTGCGCCGGGAAGTTGTAGGCGAGCTGCTCATACGTGCCGGAGGCGTCGTCCAGATGCTTGAAGGAGAACGAGCCGGTATGAACGAAGGTTGGGTTCCCCTCCTGAGTTACTACCGATCCCGCCGAGATCGATACAAACCAGCCGCCGATGGGCTTCCCGTTCGGAAACTGCGGCGGCGCGAGCACGCCGTCCCAATTTTCCATCCCGCCGTTCGGAATCAGTTCTCGAGGCGCGGGAAGCGCGGCGGGGAACATCGCCGGCGGGGAGGCGATCAGATCGACCGCGCGGAGCTTGAGGCCGAAGCTCGCGCCTCCGACGGTCTTGCCTCCGAGACCGTCAGGTCCTTTCGGGCTCCCGTCCAGCACGACGTCGCGCTCGGTGTACCCGCCGTCTAGCGAGAGCGTCACCCGCGCGCGGTCGCGGTCTCGCAACGCGTCGAGAATCTCCGCGATCGCGTACTGGTCTGCCAGCGTCACGAGGTCCATGGTCAATTCGACTTCGGGCCTGTATCCGAAGGCGGTCGGCGCCAGTCGCCGGTTCGCGTCTTCCCGTTGCGACGCGACGAACGGGTAGGAGAGCTTCACGCGGTTCGGTCCGCCGGCGTCCGTCAACGCCGTCTTCAGATCGAATCCGCGCGGCGCCCCGTCTTGGGGGACGATCCGGATCACCGGCCTCCATGCGTAGCCCATCTCAGAACCCCAGCTCGATCAGGCGCAGCTCGCGTTCCTGGTCGCCGATGTCCAGCGACGATTCCAGCACAAGCCAGCGCCGGCCGTCGAATGACACCTCGTCCAGCGCCGCTATGAGCGTTCCGTCATCTCGGATGGTGAGTTTCTCTTCACGCCTTGGAAACGCCAGGAACGAAGCGTAGAGATTGGCGATCGTCGCCGCCAGTGATCGTGTCGTGACGAGCTGGCCCTGGATCTCCAAGCGGTGTGCCGAGTCGCCTGCGTCGCCGGCGATCTCCTCGAACTCCTCGCCATCCTCGGTCTTGCCCTTTACGAGGACCGAGGCGCGGTAGACCTCGGAGATAGGCAGTTGCTCGCGCTCGATCGGATCGGGAATCTCGGGAATGGCCTGAGTCGGAAGAACCGCGTGCGCGCGCCCGGCCATCAAACCGTTCCCGTCCGGGTCCATCCGCAGGATCGCGCACGAGGCGACGGCGAGTTCCCGGATTGCCGCGGCGCACGACAAGTCGCCGAAGTCCGCGTACTTGACCACGCCCACAAGGGAGCGCGAGGCGCAGAAGAACTTGCCTGTTCCGGTCGTGAGGCTCGGAGCATAGCCCACGTACACGTCTTCCGCCTCGTCCGGGACCACGCTCAGGATCGGGAATCTGTTCGAGTACGTCGTCGTCGTGTTCCAACCGCCCCACGCGTTGCCATGCACCTCGAAGTCTGCGAGCAAAACCCAGGAGTAGTCCCACACGCGCATCCTCGTTCTGCCGAAGAGCGCGTACAAGACGGCGACCGTCTGTCCTCCCGCCTTCAGCGTCCAGAGGTACGGATAGGAGTTCTGCGGCATCGTGGCAACGACCGTTCCCTCGGTAGTCCCCAAGGCGTACGCGGTCAATGTGCGGTCGTCAGGCCGGTAGAACATCATCGCGTTCAGGGCGCGAAGGCAGCGCACCTGAGACCTGGCCGGAGCGCTTGTGACTACAAACGCCACGTCCGCATCGGACAACCGCACTCGCTTCAGGGCTCCGTCGCTGCCGGCTCGCTGGTAGGACACCCACACCCAGTCTCCTACCGGATCGTAGTCAAGCCAGAACGAATCGAATCCGCTTGCGCTTCCGGCTACGGTCACGAGATTGACGCCGTTGCGGTAAAGATCCAGCAACGTGAGGGTCACATTGAGGTGGTAGCGCCGTCCATTCGCATGATCCCAAGCCGCGCTCCCCCCGTCTCCTGCCGGCTGCGCCGACGCCGCAACGAGGGTTGCAGGTTCCGTGAGACTATAGGGCCGCCAGTCTCCCGTTCCCTGCGAATACTGCGCCGCCCTCGCCGTGAACCCGTCTCGGACGTTCGGCGCCCAGAATTCCGTCAACAGCGCGCCCTTGACCAAGATGCCGGTGGAGCCGGTCGCGGCGTTCGGCGACTGCGTGTACCAGAGCATCGCTCTCGGCTCCTCGACAGACAACCGGATAGGAGTCGTCGCCATGTCCTGATGCACTGGAATCGTCAGCGCGGTCTGCCTGACATCGACGGCGATGGGGCCGCTACCGGCCGCAGCAACGAGATCGTTCACGAGATCTTTCACCGAGGCGTCGCGAGGGTAGGGCGTGTCGAGACGGAGCATGGCGTTCGTGAAGCTGTTCGAGAACGCCGAGGTGATGAGGACCGTCGCGCTGGACACGTACTGGACGGTCTGCGTCTCGTCCTTGATCCCGTCGTCGAGCGTGATCTTGTCTCCTGCCAGGATGTTCGTCGTGCTCGTCACCGTCACCGATGTACCAGGAGCGCTCACCGAACCCGTGACGCCCGTGACGACTCGGGCCAGGGCCGACGCCGGGGTTCGTTCGAGCAACTTCGTGAGCGAGAACGCCTGGAGTTCGACCTCTTGGTTTTTTGGATCATAGGAGACCGACCACGGCAGGTCCAGAATGCCTTGAAAGAGCCGCTGCCACTTCATCCGGCGCGCGTCCACGGACCGGATGACGTCCAGGTAGATCAGATCCGATGGCCCGAGATTCGTGAGGTAACGTCTCAACTCGCCGTCCGTGTCTCGCAGCGTCATGGAGAGATCGGAGTGGGTGAGGCCCGTGAGGGTGATCTCGGCCTCCTCGGAGATGCCGGCGAACGCATCAAGTGCTACCCGATCAGATATGTCGAAGTCGCCAGCCGGCCCACGCAAGCCTACGGAGATCATCCGATCCTCTTGCTCTGATCGGCTTCATCGATCCGCAGCAGCTCGCGCCTGAGCGCCCGGAGGCCGGCGCGGCCGCCGTACATCCCGTTCACGACGATCTGATACGACGCTCCGCTGACAACGGGAGCCGGAGCCGGGATCTGCACCCCTGCCTCCGCCGCGGCGCGCGGGAAGCCCGCCACAGTCGCGTCCCGCATCCCCTCGCTGAAACCAGATGCGAGATGCGCCACGAGGTCTCCGGCCCACTTTCTCCCTCCCAGGAAGGCCATGCGGTCGTGCTGCGGATCGTCGAATCCAAGGCGAGGCGCAGGAGCGCGGCCGCCGCGCTGCAATTCCGTGGGCGCGGACGGGCCAGGAGCGGCGGCAGCAGCGGCACCGGCTGTCTCGGCTCCTCCTCCCTCTCCCCCGCCTCCTGGACTCGTGGATCGGATCCGCCGGACGTTCGCGTAGCCGATCGCCGCGGCCGCGGCGGCGTGCGCTAAACGTATGTAATACGGCACCTCCTCCTCGGCCATTGCCGCGTTGATGGCTCGAAGCGTCGAGATGATCGCAAGCGCCGTCGCGATCCCCTTGTGCTGGCCGAATGCTGCACTAGCTGCCGCGATCCACGCGTCCGCGGCCTCCTTGTGCTGGCCCTTCTGCATCGCAGTCAGGGCCTTTTCGAGTTCGCCGATGGCTTTCCGGTAGTCCGCGTGGATCTTCCGCATCCGCGCGGCGTGGAGCCTTTCCTGCTTCTCCTTGGCCACGCGCGCGTCGTCGTCGATCCTGGCCAGTCCATCGGTTTCTGCCTCGGAGATCTGCCGCCTCCGCTCGGCCTTCTCCTCTTCGCCTATGTCGGACATCTCCAGGTCCGCGAGATACTTGTCACGACGGATGTTCAGCCAAGAAATCGCGGCATCACGTTCTCGTTCGATCTCCTCGATCCGCCCCGCATTGTCCGTCTCTTCCTGTTCGCGTTTGAGTTCACCCTCCGCTTCGAGAAAGCGGATCTGCTCCTCGAGACGCTCGGTGTTGAGAATGCCGACACGTTCTAGTGCCGCCTCGTGCTCGCTTCTGGCGGCTTCGGCCTCGGCATCTATGATCCGCTCCGAGGTTTCCCGCGCCGCCGCTTCCTTCTCCTTTTCGTGCTCAAGGATCCTGGCGTTCTTCTCCAGCTCCCAAGCCAGCTCCAACGCGAGCGTATCTTCGTGCCGTTTCTTCGCGGCGTCGATCTCCATCTGGTATCGGAGGTCGAGATGCTCCAGGAGGAGTCGCAGCTTCCGCTCCGAGGCTTCCTCCTCCAAACCGATCTCGACGTCGAGGAGATCCATGCGCGCCTTCTGCGTCGCCTCCTTCTCGGCCTCGGCCCTTTCCTTCGAGAACTTCCGCTGCTCCTCCGCGCGCAGGCCGTCGTACTTCTGCTCGATCAGGGAGACCGCCAGGCCGCGCTTCTCGGCGTCTTCCTTCTCCCGAGACTCCATGGCGTCGAGCTTGCGCATCTGGGCGGCGAGCCACGCCAGCGTGCCCTTCTCGGCCGTGTCGATCGCGGCTTGGATCTCTTGGTCTTCCAACTGTCGCAGGAGCGTCTGGTTGAGCTTCGCTCGCCTGTCCGCGTAGCTATCGTCGAGAGCTTCCGTCGCGTCTGCGAGCTTCCTCTGGGCGAGGAGCAGGGCATCCCCTGTGAGATCCTGCTGGTTGATCTCCTCGCGCGACTTCCTTTCGAGCAATTCCTTTTCGAGTCTCAGCTTCTCGTCTGACAGCTCCTCGGCGAGGGCGATCTCCGCCCGGATGTTCTCCTCGGTGCGGATCGGAGGAAGCGGTTCGCGGGGGATGTCGAGTTTCAAGGGCGGCAGCGGCGCCTCGAATTCGGAGATCTCCTGCATCCGCTGCTTGAGGAGACCGAAGTCCAAGCCCACCGCGTTCAGTGCCGCCGCGAAGAGGATGACTGGCTCCGTGTTGAACACATCCGAGATGAGGCTCGGCAGCTCATTGAGCGTGCCGCCGAACTCGACAGCGACGTTCTTCGCGCTCACCGCCCACTTCTGGAACGTCGCTCCGGTCGTGACCTTCTCCTCGGCCGCGCCCATCGCTTCGAGCTTGTCGCGCACCGAATCCAGCGTGCCTCTGTAGAACGCAAGCGTCGTTTCTTTTTTGCTGAGA